GTTCCTGTTGCAAGAATGTTGCTGAGTTTTTCTCCTGAAGCAACGCGAATGGCTACGTTTGTAACGTCATTTCCAAATCGCTTACGCGCTTGTTCGATTCTGCCTGGGTTGTATACCTTATCGCCGTTATCGCCTGCTTCTTTCCAGGCCCAACCGATTGTTCCTTTTTCTGCAATCGGAATAGCGGCTGCACGATATGCACGAGTAGTTAAATCTGAAAGTTCATTAAGGCCAGTAACTAAAGCGCCACCAGTGTAATGCCACGCAGTGCCAAGCCAGCCACGCTTTGGTTCTGGGGAAGTACCAGCGGTTTGAACTAAGGCTGATTGTTGATCTGGTGTTTTACTCTGGAATTGTTGCTGTGCTATGTTCTGCGGAAGATTAGAAAGTTCACGATGAACGGAAAGTGTTTTACTTAAACCTTCAACTTGCTTACGTTCTTCTTCCGTTAAACCAGCGGCAGCAGCAGCGGCTTGAAAGTTATCCATCAATTACCTCGTGCTAAAGCCTGCTGATACAAAATAGCGATATCGCCGTTAGTGTCATATGGCAACATCTTTGCCAAAGAATCAGAAAGTTTTATTGTTGGCTTAGCGATACCAAGTGCTTCTGGTCCAGGTCCAGGTCCCATTGCAATACCTGCAGTGATTGGTTCATCTGGTCGTTGAGTTGGGTCAAATAATCCAGCGCCTTGTGCTGAAGCAGATGCTGCCTGACGAACTTGAGCATTTGTTGTACCGCGAACATCTGGTGTCTTTGCAAGAGGTGCACCTGATTTAATCGCTTGTGTTTCTTTGCCTTCGCCATAAGCGGTAGATCCTAATTGAAGACCATCTGTGCGTACTGAGAACTTGCCTGGGCCTGCTGCCCCTGCTAATGGACCTCTAGCCATTATTGTCCTCCATCTTTTCTAAATCGTTTGAAAACTGTTCCCACACTTTGTTAATTTTATTATTACGGTTAGCGTTGTATATTGCTAACTCCATTAAAGATTCTGTAAATGTCTCTATTGATCGTGCTACATTATATAAAAGTTCAGTTGTTACTACAAGAAAATCTGCGAAGTGAACTGAGCGTGGAACGCTATCTTTATCGTCAAACACGCTCAGCCCTCCTTAATAAAATTGTTAAGCCTTCTTGCCTTTGCGAGCCTTGCCAGCGTATCCAAATTCAACCTTCCCGCCTTTTGGCTTGGAGGTATCCATCTTGCCTTCTGTTGGCTTTTGCATTGGAGCCTTTTCACGACCACCTTTTTTCATTTAACACCTCCCTATTAACCTGCGATTTGTGCAAGTAAACTTGCGATATCTGGTCTACCTTGTGGAGCACCTTGAGGAGCGCCAGCAGCAGGGGCCGCACCCATTTGTTCTGGAGTTGGCTGCGAGGCAGGAACGGGGGCCATACCTGCTGCTGGAACTTCTGCGCCTGTTGGCATTTGTGGTTGTTGTTCAGGTGTGAATACCTTCTCAACAATAGTTTCTAGTTGTAATCCTTTTTGTCGTCCCTTAATAACTTCAGCAATCCGCGTAACAATTTGTGAAGGGTCTTGACCTTGTGCAGCAAGGGTCGGGATTGCCGAGGCATACTGAGCCACAGCAACACGCAAAGAATCACGCATCTCTTCAATGTCAACACGTTGTTCTTCTTGAGTAACATTTAACTCCATTGGGATTTCACGGCGAACATAATCGCGGGAAACAAGTTTATCTGAACGCATTTGTAGCAATGCAATGATGGCTCGGTTTGGATCCATACCAGACATAATTCCGTAACGAACATCAACACCATACTCGCCAGCGATAGCCTTGGATGGAACATACTTCATATTAAACGGTGTGCCATCATCTACACCTTTAATTTCCTTGGTCATTGAACCAAAGATTTTTTCATCTACTTCAAAGCAAAGACCAACAAGGTCTGTAAATAGACGCGCAAATTGTGCTTGTGCTGCACGAACTTGCGTATCAAAGCCAGCCTGCAGCGCTTGAACGCCACGTCCTGTAATAACAGATGCGTCAACGTTTCCTGAGCGTACCTCTGGATAGCGAGCGCCTAGACGAAGTTCACGCTCTAGCACACCAGATTCTGTAAATACTCCACCAGGTAGTTCTAATGGAATACGACGGATAGCCTGCGGATTAGCAGAACGCATAATCGCATCAGGACCAAGTGCAAGTTCTTGCACATCTTGCGGAATAGCAATCGGTGCTTGGATTGATTTCTCTGCTGCTTGAATCTGAAGAACGGCAAAGCGAGCACGAGCAAGTTGAACTGCAAGTACATCATCGAATTGACCGCGTGCTTCGCCATCTAGGGAAGAGCGAACTGCAACGCGAGCAAGACATTTGCCGACAGGGTTTGGAAGGTTAGAAAGAATTAAGTTCTTACGATCTGGAAGGAAGATAAGATCTTGGTCTTTATCGTGATAGCGTACAAGCGATACCAATGGTGAACCCATTGTATGCTGCATACGAGGCATTATTTCATTTGCGAACTCTGGGTATTGTGCTGCGAGAGTTTCCGCATCAGTTTGAGTAACTTGAACGATTGAGAGCGTGCGTCCAAATCTATCAATCTCTGGGTATAGACCGAATGGATTAAGAAGACGGATACGAGGATTATTTGTTTCATAGTCCATCTCCACCATTGCTGGCAACATACCGTAAGTGTTGAACCAGTCAGCACCGTTGTACATTTGAATCTGAAGTTCACTCATTGACACATAATGATTTGCAATACGGGTTCTTGTATCTGCAGCCTTGCGTGCTGAGTCAGAAACCATATTGGTAGCAGCGCAGTTAAACGATGGCAGTGGTGCCATCACTTCTGCTAAGTCGCGTGCTGCTACATCAACAAAGTTAGCAACGAGAGGTTTTGGGTACTCCTCAGAGAACATTGCTGGGTAGACCTTAGAGATATCTCCCTGGCGTACCGAAAGCACGTCGCGCATACGCTGATCGCGTGATGCGTACTTTTGCTGAAGTCTACTAGACTTAGCAATGACCTCTTTAGGATTTAACATTGTACCTACTTCTTCTTCTTTCGATAAGCATTAAGTTCTTTATCTGTTGGCCACATACCAGTCTTCTTGGAAATCGTTGCACGTTCTTTCATCAACTTATCCATAGCAGCGGCCTGCTTTGAAGCAGTCGTTGTCTTTTTAACTACGGTCTTTTTTACGGCCATTGGTACTCCCTAGATGAATGAACGTTCTTGTTCTGCCAACATTTCGTCAATGTTGATTACAATTCTCTTGCCACGTTCGTAACGAGACAAGAAAGGATTTTTCATATGGTGGGTTGCGTGGATACCTTGATTGAGCATCTCTCGCGCTCTGATTTCACAGAACCATAGAGCCATCACCATATCTGTCTTACCTTTGGTCGTCGGAGACCAAGTGATAAGTTGTTCCATTAAAGCCTTGATGTTTTCAGTTTGATCTGACGGAAGGTGCATCAAATTATCTCGGTGATGCTTTCCATCTTGCTGCTTAGTTCCAAACAAGGTAGACATCGAAGCAACACCAAAACCTGCATCCCATTTGTTAGAACCAGTATGGTGTTCTCGCAAGAGAACTCCCTTGGTTGCAAGGTGTGCTCTGATTCCTTCATCTTGTGTAAGGAATGACTGGAAGGCGTTCTTTTCTACAATCCATTCGCTGGGCGTGTAAAGATTTGTCCAGTCAAAGATTAACTGCCTGATAGCAGCAGGTGTTGGTCTGGTAATCTTGATAGCATCTACGATGTAGCGCTTATGATTGATTCGATCTACCGCGTAGCAAACTGCTGCGGTATCTCCAACCATTGCAGGATCTAGCCCGCAGATAAATGAAAATCCATTAAGGTCTTTAGGATGTCCTGGAAATCCAGGAACTAGGCGACCTGACTTACGCATTCCATCAATGGAACCTTTAACACATACAGGGTCAAAGATTGCATCATCTGAAATATCTTGCTGTTGATAAATCAAAGCCCAGGTTGAAGCGTCCATAGATTGGCGCTCGTTGTAAAGATGCTTTCCATTCCAGCGGGGATAAAGTCCTTCTTCGTTCTTATCAGACTCAAGTTGTCCATCAAATGGTTGGTCTGAGTAAGGCCAGAGTGTTACCCACTTATCAGGGTCTTCATCTGTTTCAAGA